AGTGGATGTATGAGTAGAACTAGTCGTGGAAGTGGATGTATGAGTAGAACTAGTCGTGGAAGTGGATGTATGAGTAGAACTAGTCGTGGAAGTGGATGTATGAGTAGAACTAGTCGTGGAAGTAGTAATATAATCTAATCCATCAGGACCAATAAGTTCAGATTTAACAATTAGATAAGAACCTTCATCATAATATCTTTCAGTGTTATTATAATTAATGAGGTGATTATCACCAATAGAAATAGATTCACACATGTCTCTTCGGTCACATTTATTTCTAAATTTGTTTAGACAGTTATAGTTTTCGTTAGAAGTGCAGTAATCAATATTAAGTTTATTAATGATATTTGCGGGATTACTTGTACCTACTGAATTTTTATAAACCTTAAAGTCAGGAAACATATATTGGTTCATTTCGTATTCACACCCATTTACACAACTTTCTTTTATAAAAGTATCAGTATAATTTATTTCATGTTTAATTACATCTTCTTCCTCACATTTACATTGATATGTTTTATCGAATAGTTGACAACCACTATAACATGACAAAGCCTCATTCTGATCGAGTGTTCCAAACATACAATGTAGATCACACCAATACCAATAATGACAATCATTAATAAAAAATATAGTATAAGTTGGATTCAGTGGAACACTAACCATAAATCCAAATGAAGGTGAAAATATACTATCATCTACGACTTTTACACTTACTATATTAATACCATCTGTATGATTATCTCCAAAGAAATGTAATTTAATATAACTAATATGTTGTGTATAGTTTAGAATACTAAGGTCAAACCCAGTATTACTTGTATTAAGCACACCAATAAAAACATAATCAACATCATTATGACTAACACTAACATGAGCCTGCGTTGAAGAATTATTGTACGTATTAATAATAAGATCAACACCTGGAGTATCTATAATAGTTTCGTCAACAAAAGATACTGTAATAGTATCATCCGGAAAAAATGTAAGATATGTATTTTGGTTATCACCTAGAACAAAATCACTCGAAATCGATAGATTTGAATTATCTAGATTTCCTCCAGTAATTTCATTTTTATAGGTATGTAAATATACAATATTATCAACATATCCATCGCCATCGATAGTATTACCATAACCCCAAACGCCTGGTAGTAATTGTGTGCAAGTTGGTGGGGTAACTTCTCGGATTAGATAAGTACCATCTTTAACATCAGTAAAATTAAAGTTACCATTATAGGAAGTAGTAATAGGCTCATCTACCTCGTGCTTACCATTATGATTCATATCAATATAAACATCTGTATCAATAAGTTCAAACATCAGGCCACTTGTTTCAATAAATCCATAAATTGTATGTGTATCATCATCATCATAATACCTTGTCAGTTTTCGATAGCTAGAAATATTTAGAGAGGTGGACATAGGTGTCCCAAGTTCTGTAAGAAGATTACAGGTTTGTACTGAATTATTATACATATTAGATACACCTACACATAAACTACTATTGCTACATCCATCTTTACACGTTTCCAAATTATCGTAACTATTAATAATATATGTGTCATTTAGACTTGTTGAAAATATATATTTACCAGAATCTACTAGTGTATAATCTATAACCGTTGATAGTGAAAGAATAGAAGGGATTATCGACATAAAATACCAAAGGATTGACATTATATGTATTATGTATAATTCTTTATATATAAACAAAAAAATTGATTTTTTTTATAACTATAAGTTTAATAAATGATTCGCCCAGAAGTAAAAACTCTTCTAACACTACTTAGAATTAGTGAAGATAATGATTTGATTATACAAAAAATAAAAGATGTTAAAAAATTAATAGATAATACCGAATTTAAGTTGATTATAAATGGAGACAACCCAATACACCTAAATTCACTGACCTATAACCTTATATCAACGTATAATTGTTGGTCATTAAAATCACAAATTGAATATGAAATATTTGTAAAAAAAAACACTAACCTAAATAGCTTATACCAATATGTAAAGTCTATATAATTTATTATAGTAATTATAAATGTATTACTTATTTTTTTATACTATTTATATATAATGTCTGAAGTTATTCTAGATGAATTAGACCTTAAATCCAGTGGTATAGATACAGTATCATTTGATAGTAAAATTAATAAATTAATATCAAGCATGGTTAATACCGATGATCTTAATAAAAAGAAAAAATTGCAAAAACAAATAAATACACTAAAAAAGGAAAAATCTTATTATAAGGTAAAACAATATTTTAAGAAATTTATGGCAAATATATTTATCCTTGGGTTATTTACAATAAATCTTATAGCAGTAGCTGTATCTATGTCTTGTTCTAGAAAACTAGGGATATTTAAACGTCTTTCTTCCGCCCTCTATGCCTTCTTTTTTAGTATACTGTATATATTTATAAATTATAGATATTATAGACTTACTGTTAAAAAGGACACAACAAGTTGTAATATATGTCCAAATAATCCATTTGCTCTTTAAAATTTATATTATATTATTCTATATGAATAGACTATTATTTTTTGTTTTGAAAATTATAACAGTATTATCAGTTCTTATTGGTTATATAATATATAATAAATTTTTTTTAAAAAATAATAACTTTAAAAGTTTTCCACCATGGAAATCTAAATGTCCTGATATGTGGGAAGTAGTCGATGATACTAAATGTAAAAACGTACATAACATAGGTAGTTGTAGTATTACTTCTGATAAAATTATGGATTTTAATGAAGCGGTTTTTAAAACTAAGGATTCTGATTATTATAAATGTACATGGGCAAAAGAATGTGGAATATCTTGGGAAGGTATAGATAATTTATGTATTTAAAACTAAATATGAATATTATAGAATGAATTGGTTAGATAAATATAAACCAAAAATTCCAGAAGATTTATTAATTTCAAAAATTAATTATGACCAAATATTTGAATGGTTAAATAATTTTAAAAATAATAAATCAGGACATAATTGTTTATATTTATATGGACCATTAGGTTGTGGAAAAACAATCATAGCCCATACCTTTTTGAATTATTTTAAATATGAAATTAAGGAAAAAAATCTTTCAAATCTAACAAAAAAAAAGGATTTTAACCAAGATATAAATGATATTTTGCATAAAAAAAATATTTTAAATATGTTTAACAAAAATACAAAGGAAATCAGTATTATTCTTGATGAGATAGAAGGATTAACCAATAAAGAAGTCTATATGTTTAATGATCTATTATCGATAATATTTTCTAAAAAAAAATATAGATATTTAAAATATAATCCATTCATTATTATTTCAGATTCATTAAATAAAAAAATGAAACCATACAAATCTAAGTGTCTTTTTATAGAAATAAAAATGCCAGATTTTGAATCTATTGAAAATTATTGTAAAAAAATTCTTGAGAATGAAAATATAGTATTTGATAAAAAATTAGTCCAAAATATTATAGAAAAAAGTAAGTTTGATATAAGACAAGTCATAATTAATCTAGAACAATCATTTACTGAATTAAATGGAAACAATAAAATGATTACAAGCTATAAAAATGTAGAATTAAATGATTATAAATATATAGAAAATCATTTTAAAAAATATAGTGGATATGAAAATTATAGTTGTAATATTAATAAAAATTTTGCATATATGTTGTTTTATGAAAATTTTATAGAATATATCTTAAAAAATAAAATATCTAATAAATTAGAAACTATAATTAGTATATATAAAAACTTTTCGGATTCAGATAATCTAGACTATTTATTGTATAAATATATGAAATGGGAACTTATAGACTATAATAATACCTATAAAATATCTAGGAATTCTTATTTAATAAATAATAATAAACAAACAGATACTAATAAAAATATAGATTTAAAATACTCATTACTACTTAATAAAAACTCATTAGAATTTATTAACCTTAAAACTATCAATCTATATCTGCCCAAAATTTTTAAAAATTCTATGTCAATAAATATTTACAATTTGGGATACTACTTAAAATTGCTAGAAGAATTAAAATTAAACAATAAGGGTATAGAGTCTATAGAGACAAATATTTTTTATAAAATAATTAAGTTTATTAATTAAACAAGTATAATACAATACTTTTTTTTCTTTTAATAATTTATATGGTTGGTGTAGGAAAAATTACACAAGAAACAGACTTCATAGTGGGAAATCCCCAGATTACATTTTTCAAGGCAGTTTATCGCAGACATTCACATTTTGCGATACAACAGAAAACTCAGAGTGGTGACCAACCGAATGTTAATGGTAAAGAAATCGTTTATACTATTAATGATGGTGGTGGCCAGCTTTTACATAGATGTTGGCTAGAGGTAGATCTAAAGGTTACAAATAATAATACTGATAGTGAAGAGTACATTAACTGGACGAATAATACTGGTCATGCTTTTGTCGAACAGTGCAAACTTAAAATTAATAATAATGAAATTGATACTCATTCCGGTGTTTGGCTAGATGTTTACAATGAACTTAATGATAAAGATGAATTAGAACACATGGGATTAAATAAACACGCAGCAAAAAACGCATACCTAACTTCCAGTAAAAGACTTGAGCCACTACACATGATTATTCCATTCAAATTCTGGTTTAATAAAAATCCAGGTCTCGCACTTCCACTATGCTCGATTGACAGAGCTTCTGTGGATTTTGTTGTTAAGTATAGAAAACTTACACATCTGGTGAATACTACCAATGGAGTAGTTATCCCAGCAGCAACAACAACTATTACCGCTCCTGAAGTTACATTTTTCAGTGAGATTATTCATTTAGATATTGATGAAACCAGACGTTTTACACAAAACAGACACGAATATTTAATTGAAACTTTACAGGAGAAACAGGAAGATTTTGATAGTAATGTTAGAATTAATTTCTCTCACCCTGTTAAAGAATTAGTATGGGTTATTAGACACCAAACCCGATTTGAGGGTACTGCTGCTACATCCGCGGATTCTCCTGTGGACGCAACAAAGAATATTTCTTATAATAGTAATGGCGAGGCATTTAATACCGTTGCTAATAATCTTCTCGCCACCACCGCAAAACCTGCCAACGGTAATGACTATTTTGATTATTCTTGTGGTTCTCTTGGAGCCATAGATGATAGCATGGACTCTACTCATGGTGGTAATAATATTTATGGTAATCACGATCAGGGTTGCGAATGGTTTGATACATTCCAGCTTGATATTAGTGGTGAAACCCAGTTTGATAAACTTAAGGCATCATTCCTTAGAACATCGTTGCCGGCTCAGTATGGTCACAAAGTCCCGAATAAGCACGTCTACTGCTATTCTTTTTCGCTAAATCCAGATGAATATTCGCCGAGTGGTGTAAAGAATCTTTCTAACTCGAGCCACCAGTTGCTAAGATTTACTGAACCTATTACCGCAACAAATAGCGATGTAAAGATTACAATTTTTGCTGTTAACTATAACATATTTAGAATTATGAATGGTAAAGCAGCGTTAATATTTTCCCAATAAATTATAATAACTATATATAATAATGGGTGGATTAATACAGTTAGTTGCTTATGGAGCACAGAATGCATATCTAACAGGTACACCTGACATGACTTTTTTTAAAAGTGTCTTTAGAAGACACACAAATTTTTCTATTGAATCTATTAAACAAACTATAGATGGCGACTCTTCTTATTCCGAATTTGATGTTAGTACTATAGTTTCACGAAGTGGTGATTTGCTATCCAATGTTTGGGTTGAAGCAAATTTACCATCTATACAAGGTGTTAATGATATTGATCAGAACGATATTACCTATACATCATGGTGTAATAATACTGGATGTGCTTTTATTAAAGAGTGTTCTATAGATATAGGAGGGAACCAGATGGATAAACATGATTCTATTTGGATGGATATTAATAATGAACTAAATGAAAGAGATAAATTAGTTCGTCTGATGATTAATAAACACGGAAGTTTCCCAATTGTTAATGACCCTGGTCCAGAAAATAGACAGGTCCCTATATTACATCTTATGATACCTCTTAATTTCTGGTTCTGTAAAAATACAGGAGTAGCACTCCCACTTATTGCTTTGCAGTATCACGAGGTTAAACTTAACTTTACCTTTAGAGCTTTAGAAAATCTTATAGTCTCTTCACACGAAACACGGGCGGCAATTGATACAGCGCCAGATATTAATGTGTGGTGTGATTATATATTTTTAGATGAAGAGGAAAGAAAAAGGTTTGCACAGTCAAAACACTCTTATTTAATTGAACAGGTCCAATTAAATGTTGAAGAAATAGAAGTAAACAGTCAGAACCAGGATATAGATCTTTTCTTTACTCATCCAGTAAAAGAGTTAATATGGGTATTTACTGATTTTGGTAGAAATACAGAAGTTAATTCATCACAAAATACAGCAAACCCCGGAATATTTAGTCCACCCCTATTAGATCCGACTGGCACAACTATAAAAATAGATGGTAATGGTGTTGCTGGTGTTGATGGAGGCGGTAATGATTACTTTAATTATAGTGCAAGTTTTGATAATACTGTAATCAATGGGTTAGAATCTGGTTCCTTTATGGGAAATAGTAATGCTATGGAAAACTTTGGAACTATGTGTCTAAAAATGAATGGACATAATAGATTTGAAAAAAGAAATGCTTCCTATTTTGGAAAAGTACAGCCATACCTAGCAAAACATGAAATACCTAAAAAACATATCTATTGCTACTCCTTCTCACTAAATCCTAGAGAATATCAGCCAAGTGGTGCCTGTAATTTTTCTAGACTTGATACAGTTCAAATGGAGTTTAGTAGTCTTGGTACTAAACAACGGAAAATAAGAGTATATGCCGTAAGTTATAATATACTACAAATCGTTGGTGGAATGGCCGGATTAGCCTTCGCACATTAAATAAAAAATATAAATAACTATAGAAATTAAATAATCTAGTTGGTAACGATTACATCACGATTAATAAATGTTTCTACTTGCTCTATAATTTTTGCCCTTTCTTCATCATTTTCATAAAAGTTTGTAGATACATCTAGATACAAAACATTTATACCTTTAGATACATTATCCTTCATCCATTCTTCATGGTTATTATGTAACTGTTTAAGATATTCAAGTGGAATCCCAGACTCTTCGGTTCGTGACCTTTTTTTAATTCGTTCTTCACTAATCTCAGGATTTGTCTTTAGATAGATGAAATATTTAGGCGTAATATCAAATTTTTTACACAACCATGTATGCCAATTACAATAAATATCATATTCTATTTTAGACATTTTCCCATTCTCAAAACAATTTTTCGCAAAACAAATCTTATCAGTAAAAACAGACCTTTCTACAAACTTAATCCTTTTGTCTGGCGCATCATCAACTGCCTTAATCCTACTAATAAAGGAATTCATCTGGAATGTAAATGACCATCGTTCCTGATCACTATAAAATTTATCCAGAATATTTTTATTATCAGAATCCTTCGTAGAAAGCCACTGGTCTACAGGTTCATATACTACTGTTTCATTCTTATACAATTTGTCCAAAAAATCCAAAAAGGTTGTCTTGCCCGTACCAATGTTTCCTTCGATGTAGATTTCAGTCATTATGTATTGATATTGTATTTATCAATATAAACTTTAAGTTTATCAATTTTATTAATATTTAATTATAATTTTGAGGGACCCTGATATGCAGGGTTTGTAACTGTAACACTGGTATTCTTTTTAGTTCTATTTAAACTATTTCTTCTTGGTGAAGGAGATGGAGAACCCCTATTATTTTTTCTATTTAAACTATTTCTTCTTGGTGAAGGAGATGGAGAACCCCTATTATTTTTTCTATTTAAACTATTTCTTCTTGGAGAAGGAGATGGAGAACCCCTATTATTTTTTCTATTTAAACGATTTCTTCTTCCTGTATTTAATGTATTATTGGGTCCAGGGGTTCTTGCTGGTGATAGTGATGGTGATAGTGTTCTTTCAGACGGTGGTTCAGGCGATAGTGTTCTTTCAGACGGTGCCACCGACGATGGTTCAGGTGATGGTTCAGGTGATGGTGATGGTGATGGTGATGGTGATGGAGATGGTGATGGAGATGGTGTTTGTACGAGTTGAGGAACATCTGCTTTATAAAACTCGCTAATGTTTTTAAAGTTAACAAGTAAATCTTCTATTTTTTTTTCTCTTTTTTCTTTATAAACTGTATTAAAATCTATCTCCGAGGAAACCTCAGAAACGATTTCTTTTAAAGCAAGCCATATATCAGTTTGAATTTCTCCGGTTTTATTTGATTTTGTTAAAAATCGTGAAGAAATATCATTTAATTCAAATAGATTATCAAGAAATATATATAAACTTATACATGTTCTAATATCTTGTTTTTTAATATTAGATATATTTCCGAATCTAGTAACTATTTTTTCAACTTCTTCACTATCATAATAACCGAATCCTTTCAACATAGATATTAATTTATCTAACGTTTGTTTATCTAATTGTTTAGTAAGAAGTTTATCCCAGTATTTATTAATTATAGACGAAAAATTATTGCTAATATATAGTAATTTATTATTAAGATTAACCTTTTTTTCTATACTGGTTTTAACCCTCGCTTCATCTAATGTATTATTTTTGACCAATCCCTGTTGAATTGTACCAAATCCCTTTTTAATTGCATCAAATAATCCACTCCCCTTCATTTTACTAGTTTTTTTTACCGATTTTTTTTTACTATAAACCCGTTTGTTTTTTTTTGTATTTCTAATTTTGTTTGCCATTATAATAATAAAATAAAATATTAAATTATATGATAGTAATATTTTTTTATATAATATTATTCCTAATATTATGTTACCGACACCATACACTAAATTCTACAGAAAGATTTAGCGTTCCAACTAGTGATGAACGTCCATTTGTTAATGTATACGATAATAATAGAAACCAATTAAAAATAGTTCTTTTGTCACATCCATTTACACGTGATTCATCATGGGAACAATATAAAAAATATAAAAAAGATAACTTTTTAATACTTGGTATAGCAAGTTATAATGAATTCCCTAAAATAACTAAAAATAAGTTTGACGTTTTAAATAATCCAAAGGAAAAGGCATGGACATATAATTATATGGAACTTCTAGATGGATGGTTGCACTGTTTTAGAACCCCAGATAAATATATTTCTAATTCTATGCCTAAAGCTTTAATTTCAGAATCCGATTTTACTAACTATAGTCTTTATAAACCAGATATATCTGTAAAGAAGATATACGACTATATATACGTTTGTCCTAAAGATAAAACCGATGACTGTTATGGATGGGTATCTGAAAACAAAAATTGGAAATTAGGTGTAAAATGTATAAAAATATTAAGTGGTAAATTAAAATTAAAAGGTTTAATTGTTGGTAGAAAAGGATGCCCTATGCCTAAAAATTGTGATCATTTATTAACAACTACCGATTTTTTATCTCAAAAAGAATTAATCAATAGCTACAGACAATCAAAATTTGTTCTACTACCTAATAAAACAGACGCATCTCCTAGAGTTCTAACAGAAGCATTATGTACGGATCTACCTGCATTATTGAATTATCATATCGTTGGTGGGTGGAAATATATTAATGAAAAAAATGGGGTTCTATTTAAAAATCTCGATGATATTGAAAATGGAGCCAAACATATTCTGAAAAATATTGAAAGTTTAGAGCCAAGAAAGCAATACTTAAATAATTATGGAAAAGAAAAAAGTGGAAAAATACTGAAATCTTTTATAGAAAATAATTTTAGCAATAAAATATCCTTTAATAATGTAGACTATCTAACTTTATAAACTTAATAATTATTCATATTGTATTCTTCGAGTTGTTCCTCGTAATCATTGCGCGAATCACGATACTGTTGATTATAGGTTTCTTTTTGGTCGTCTGTATAAGAACCCCAAATCTTCCCAAGTTCCTTCATAACATCACACATCTGTAGATCTGGTTGTTTATCCTTAACCTTTCCCCGGAACTCATCGCAGAAAATTAGAAACCCTGTTTTTGGCCTCTTAGGGGCATTAGGATCTTTGTGTTTCTTAAATTTAGTCTGGGGTCCTAGAAACATCTCAATCAATTCATCTGATTTGTCAACCGACCCAAGTTCTCGTGCAACTTTACGAATCAAATCTTTATGCGATTTGAACCACATTTGATTGATATCAACAGTCATGTTATGGAAAGGAAGACTCATTTTATTATACTTATATATATCGTCTTTTCATTAAGTCAATTTTATTAATATATATTATTTAATTAATAAGACCCTTATAATTATATAAAATACTCTAAATAAAAAATAATATAGTCTATTTGTATATGAATCAATGTAATCTAATAATACTAACATTTATAGTTACCGGGTTATGGGATGTTGTTTTGAGAATAATGGCAGAGAACTATGACAAACTACCACAGTATTTTAAAACCCATAAATTTATAGAATATCTAATTCCTTATTTTAAAAAACACACTCTACTTTCTGCCGCATTAGTTGCAGCATTTGTAGGCGCGACCACACAATATATAATACTAAATCTTATAAGCTTTCCATCGCAAAAAAGTTCCATTTATGAAATTATGAAATTTTTACTAGTATCCTTTATAATAAGCGGACTATATGGATTTATTATGAAATGGAGTAAATTATTTCCACATTTAGAAGAAACTTACTATAAAAAATTAGGACATTTAAATGGCGCATATCATGATGGTATTTCTGGATTAATAGTTCAAGTTACAATATTAATACTACTTAGGATATTAGTTTAAATATTTTAACACTAATATAGAAAAACAATCAATATAATTATCCCATATACATTGTGTATTTTTTAAAAAATCTGTTTGTTCTTGTAATTTCCACCCATTTTTTGTAAAAAGTTTAATTATTTCCAAATCAGATAATACAAATTCTATCTTAGGTTTTATAAACCGTCCAGAATAATAATACTTTATTTGTGTTTCATTTATAAATTTTACAAAATTAGAACCACTTGCTATAATATTGTTGTTAGATATAATTTTATTTAGTAATCTTTTGTTTAAAAATTTAATTACTATTGTTGTACCACTCTTACAAACTTGAGAAAGATTTTGAATAAGTTTATTATGATCTGTACAATAGTGTATAGTATTTAACATAAGAACAACGTCTATATTACTTAGGTATATATTTTGTTTATTTGTATATTTCGTCCAGTTATCATTAATATCTACTAGACTAAATTCATTATTGTTTTCCATCATAGAAATATCACAATCAAATCCATGATATTTATTGCAACCTGAAATACGTTTTGTTTTATTAGAAGAAAACCCACATCCGATATCTAATATATCTTTTTTATAGCATATCTTACAAATTAGTCGATTTAAATAGGTAATATTTCTATCTACAAATGAAAAATCATTCTGTTCATAATATTTTGGAATATCATCAAATACTAAAATATCTTCAATAGTCCATCCATGTTTAAAATAATTCTCTATTTCTTCTACAATAAATCGATTATTTGGTAAGACTTTATCTAACCGTTCCTCTCCTATATACCATATTTTATTAATTTTATTATAATAACATCGATATACTCCATTTACAATGGAATTATTAGTTAATGATTTACTATTATATATATTTTTAAATTTAATCGAATTATGATAGTAAAATGAATTATTCATAAATAATAAATCTAATGTAATATGACTATCTGGCTTTAGTTTAATAATGTTATCTCCATCTAACAAAATCCACCCATCCGTCTCAAAAATAGAATATGATAAATTTTTTATATTTATAAAATCATTATATAAATCGGTTTTGGAAATAGACCAGACTATTTTAGGCCACCATAAACATTTGGATTTATGTTTATTTTGATTTATATAATTTTTAAAGGATTCTACTTCTGTCCTTTCATATAGTTTATCATCAAAACTAAAATCTGTTGTTAAATCTTTTACATAGGGGTGTTGTTTTCTTAGATAATTATTTATATCAAATGATTCAATTACTATATATACAGTAGTATTATTTATAGTAATTTGTTCGCATTTTATACTATCTAAATTAAATACATCCATTATATCAAAATAATCTATACTTGGATAACAATTATTCACCTTTAGATCAGTTTTTATACCATCTGCCTTTTCTGTTATATAAATAGTATTACTTAATCCTGCAATATTTTTCAGTGTACTATTACAAGCATTAGAATTTATTAAAGTTTTATTCGAATTTGTATATATATGAATTATATTTTTTAGGGTTTTAGAGTAGTCATATTCTATAAAGTTCACCTTTTGCTTACAAACCCTTCTTAATAATTTTAATGTATTTTCCCATTTACAAATTACTTTATTATAGTCGTTTTTTTTTACATAGTCATTAACTTTTATTAATCTATTTAACCCACATAGATAGATATAATGTATTACTTGATAACCATAATAGTCTGTTCTATTATCTAGTATATAAACCGGTGATATATTAAAATCTAGTTTACTATAAAAAAACATAAATAATTCTTGTAAATAGTTCAGATTTGATTTACTATTATTTTTAATAAGATATATAATTATTTCTATATAATTTGAATTTGTTATATATTTACCACAACAATAATATATTTCATTTGCAATTAGTTTATTACATTTGTAATTAGTTACAGAATATTTATATAAGTTAATCATACTTCTAAAATCATCCGTTGATTTATAAATATTAAATAGTAATTTTATAACAGTTGTTTCTTTAGCTATAGTAAATCTAATATGAGTTATGTCTATAACATTATAAAACTTTCTTATACATTTACACAATATATCAACCGGTATTAAAGGTAAAATTGGATTAATAAATGTGGTTGAACCAATTATTTCTTGTAATTTACACATTTTTTTATAGATATTTTTACTATTATTATTATTACCAATCCATGAGTAGATTAAATTACAACAGTAATTCTGTTTGGGAGTAGGATTATTATATGTTGGGGAACCAAACAATGGGGAGAATAGTTCGACTAATTTTTTATTGTTAAAAATATATTCAAAAATACGAAGATCTTTGTTATAAATCGAACAACTAAAAATATTGAATGTGTTTTGATTATTTCCATATATAAAATAATTATTTACGTCAGTTTTATCAAGTAAATAAAGAAATGTATTAAAGTCTCCATATCTAGCACAATCTAACAATGGTGTAAATCCATAATAATCAATCTGATTATAGTAGTATTTGGGGTTATTGTGTTTTAAAAATGTCAGTATTCCTTTCCAACTAACAAATTTATTTAAATTAAAAATATCATATTTATAGCCATATAAATCAGAATGTTTTAAAAAAATTTCCAATACTTTTAAAACAAATACCCTACCTTTATTTGAAGAAGGTTCTAAGTATTTATATTCGGTTATAAACCCACCTATTCTCTCTAGTTCTGTCTTATTATTTATACTTCTTATTAAAGTAGTTATATAAAATAGGTTTTGGGTATTCCAGGCTACTAAAAAATTATTCATATATGTACTATGATTAAGGTATAATTTCCTAAATATTATTATATTTATCAATTATACTTTTAATATCTAGGTCTTTATAACTAGAAACTTCTGTAATCAGATCACCAGATAGAGTTTCATAGACATACCTATAATAAGTTAACAATGTCTCGAGAACATCTTCTGGCACATCTAGTCCCTTATTAACATACTCTCTAATAATATCTTTGTCTAGATTTTCAGGAGATAGACCCTGTGCAATTCTTGATTTATACGAACCCTTTTTCCAGTATCGGGTAGATTCGATTGTATGAATTTCATCAATAAGCATAATAGTTCCATCAGATGCTTTACCAAATTCATACTTAGTATCACACATTATTAGACCCTTCTTATCACATTCATACTGTCCGGAAACATACAACTTAAAACACTTATCATAAATATAATCCAAGTCTTCCTTAGTTAGAAGTTTATTTTCAAGAATATAGTCATAGTCAATAGGCAAATCATTCTCACATTTTGTAGTAGGAGTTAGAATAAATTTATCTAGAATTTGATACTGTTTAAGGTTCTCTGGTAGTTTATTACCACAGAAAAGTCTTTCTCCAGCAGAATATTTTTTCCACATAGATCCGGTAATATATCCACGAACAATAAATTCAATTGGAATTAGGGTACACTTTTTAGCTAGAATATAATTACTATTCTGTTCGATAACATGATTATCAACAATATCCTTTGTTTGTGTAAACCAGTAATTAGTTAGATTAGATAGAAGATGTCCCTTCCCTTCAAGTTCACACACAACCTTATTACAAGAACTCAACCTATCAGTATGCATAATAAGTATACGATTTTTATTAACATTATAAATATCCTTCACCTTACCTGTTTTAAATACAGCAGGAAGAAACCCCGAAAGAGCTTCAAACAAAACCTGTTTCTCATTCTGTTTAATTTTAGTCTTAAGAGAGTCTAGTGTATCATCCTTAGAAATTAGGATTTCTTTTTCCGCCAAAACTTCACCAACATCAAGTGTATTTGTAACAGTATGGACCATAATCCCGGTCTTATCGACTGTTCCATTTCTGGAGGCATTCCACGCATCTTCAATCGCGTTGTTTCCAGGGAAAGTATTAATTAGTGCGGGGTGAAGATTAATAAGGATTTTATCATTCATATGGTTTACAAATGCAGGCGACAAAATATGGTCCCATCCTGCAAGTACAATAACATCAGGGTTTACAATATTTACAAATGCTAGAAGTGTTTTGTCATATTCTTCTCTGGTTTCACTGGATTTATCCCATGAACGGTAGTAAACCGGTAGTTTCTTTTTGATTGAATCCGAAAGACCCAGACAATCTTTATTTGAAACAACCCCTACAATTTTACAATCGGTCAACTCCTTAGAATTTATTTTTTCGTGTACAAAATCAAGGTTGCTACCTTTACCAGAGACAAAAAATAGAATACTCTTCATTATAAAACTAATGAGGTAATTATTTAAATAAAAAAAAGTAAAAAATATTATGTAATTTTTAGTTAGAGTAGGCAAGACCACCCATACCACTCATGATACGGAGGACATTGTAGTTAATCGCTACAATTCTTGATGTCAGGTCAAAGCCGACGGCGCCAGCGGCCCCTGTTTGTAAATTAGCATCAGTATCAGTGGCGATAACTTCACTGGAGTTTAACTCGGCCGTATCTATTCTCGAGAAGTTACACGTGCCCGAAGGCTGGTGTTCTTCAGGGTTAAGAGCAAAAGAATACACGCAAATACTATCAGAGATTAGTCCGATTTTATCTTGACACTCGGTGCCCTGGCCGACATTACCTCGTTCAACAAGATCAGTACTAAAATTAAACAAACTATTATCACCGCCATCACCACTGTGGTGCTGGTATACCTGTACACGTGAGAAATAGGTGTGAGGTCTAGCACTAAACCTATCATGTCCATTAAGCTTTAATGTGTATCTCGCGTCTGGGAGATCACTATGTTGAACAACCGGTAGTGTCATACGCGGGAAGGCGACGTCGATATCGGTGGCGGTGGCAAACCAGATGAGTTCCTTAACCGGGTGGTTAAAACGCAAATTGTGATCAGTAGCCCCTGGTTGGAGGGTCTGTTCCTGGACCTGTTCAATAAGGTATTCGTGCGAAACCTGTGCGAAACGTCTGCGCTCGTCGGTATCTAGGTAGATATAGTCGACCCA